TCTCTTTTTCTAAATAATTCAAGAATAGCATCTGCTATTTGAGCATCATTCTTTTTTGGGAAAAGTTCTAATATATTTTGAGTAGTATGATCTACAAATAAATCTATATATTTATCTAAATCACTTTTAGTTTTATTCTCATCCATTTTATAAGTATGGGTTGAGTTTTCACTAGTAAGTACATCTACATCTACTTTTTTTATTTTTTTAGTGTAATTTTTTTGGTTATATAGTATTAACCAACGTTTTACTATAGTTCCAAAATAAGAATAGGCTTTTGCCCCCCTTCCAGGATCAAATAAATGCATCTTAGACAATAAAAAGGTTATTATTTCATGTTGTAAATGTTCTAAATTCTCAACCTCAGTATGATAAAATTTAAAAGTATGAATTATATTTTGAGTAAGCTTAAAAAAGGGATAATGAATATGTTGTTCATATATCACACTTCTTATTTCTGGATCAGGTTGGTTATTATATTTAACAATATAGTCCTCTGTCTCTTGAGTAAAGTAGTTTTTACTCTTTTTTCTTCTTTTTTTAGGTAGTGCCATTTAGTTGATTCGGAACTTATCCATCCCGTCTTGTAAGTTTTTTATTTGTTTAAAAAACCAACCGATTTCATCATCACTTTCAAAAATTCCTTTAGCATCAATTTTATTTAATCGATCACTAGTAAATTTAAGTTGTTTATTGAATTCACCAATATATTCATTGTATTGAATTATAATATCTTCTGCTCTTTCATTTTTACGTAAAAGGTTAAAAGTCGTATATCCTAAGATAACGACTAATAAGCTTAATATAATAATTATGATTTCTATCATTACAAATTATCTAACATATTTTTTAAACCTGGGCTTGTAATTGTATTAAGTGCCTTAGATTTGGTATTAGTTTTTTTATTTGATGACAATGTATAATTCTTCTTTGGCGTAGCCACGCTATCTTTAGAAAACTTTGGAAGCCATTCAATTTCAAATTCAATACGTGCAGCCATCATATCAGCTTGGTGTAGTATAAATGGTAAAGATGTACGAGGTTTTGTTTCTGGCATAAATGATTTTAAATATTTTTCATTAGCAGAATCATATAAACCATCATGGGTCTGGATAGCTAACATTTCATTAAATGTATATTGTATCCCATATGATTGTAATAAAAATAATCCACGATCTGGTACAGAAGCAAATGCAATTTTCTTATTATGCATATATTCTTCACCTAATTTATCCCTTCTCCATTGATCAGTCTGAGGTATGTAAGATTCATGTTCTTCATCTCCCATTTTACCTAAATCATGATTAATCGCCGAAAATACCAATTCTTCCTGGGTAAAAGTAGTCATATCACAACCAAATCCTTCCCATACAGCGGACATGGATAAAGCGGCTTTTACTACTCTATTAACGTGATCTACATACCCACCTGGGAATGCTGAATGGTATTCTTTCTTATGGGATGCTGGCATTAGAATAATACGGTCTTCATATTTTTTATAGAAATCAAGTAATTTCTGTTTACGATCACCAGTTATATATGTTTCGATATTAGTATTAAATTCAACCCAATTTGCTTGAATTTGCTCTGCTGTTAATTTCATAACCTTTTATTTATTTATCTTTCAATTGCTGTTTTTACATCTGATATAATATCTTTACCCTCATTAAGTACCTTTTTATAAGTTTCTAATGGTTCTTGTCTGGTAGTGATAAAATCTAATTGGGCAAATTTACCCTCTAATTTTTCTAATAATTGAATTACATAATCTTTGTTTTTCATAATATATTTATATTGATTAACAGGGTATTCCTTAACCCCTTTTATTACCTTTATTTCCAATCCCTTCTTATTCCCTTTTCTTACAAAACCTGTAATACTAATGTACGAATAGATTTTTGGGGAACCTAATTATTTTTAAACTGCTTTAACTATTTCTTTAATTTTATATATATGTGCGCATTTTTCATATTCTTCATATGATTCAAAAAATTGGATTGCGCTGTCTAAAGTTTTAAGAAATATTTTTGGATTAAAATTTATAATAGCATTAATATCATCTTTTTGATCTAAATTAATTTGCTTTATATAACTCCAAGCCCTGTGATAGACAGTATATTCAGATGCTTCCTTAGTAGATTCAACATTATAATCTGGTTGTTCTTGTTTAAGAAATTTTTCTAATTTTTTATGGAATATTTCATGATTTTGAATGAGTTTAACAAACATCCCTATTTTAGCATAAGGCCCATTCATAAAATCTTTTATTTCTTGTTTGGTCTTATCATCTTCGATTTCCTTACCATCTACAAATAGTTGAAATATTTTATTTTTATCTATCATTAATGTCATTTAATTATAAATATGTAAATTAATTCTCTAATTCCTTAATTTCCTGTTCTACATCCTTTAAAATCTTTTCTAAGACTTTATATTCATGAACAACATCTTTTTTATTAGGGTTATCTGGGTGGTAATCCCATAATTCATCCATTACAGTACTAACTGCTAATAAATCATTAATTAATTCTGCTTTTTGTTCTTCTAATGTTTGTTTTTCCATAATTTTAATCGTAAATTTTATCTTGTATTTCTTTTCTTAAACTTTCTAATATAAGTAAGGTACCATTAATATCTCGTGATTCCAAAGAATCAATAGCTTTATTTACTTTATAATATAATCTTTCTTTAATTTGGTAATTCATTAGTCAAATATAATATTAAGTTCTTTTTCAACTTCAGCTTTAGGCCCTATATCGGTATTAAATATAGTTTTTATAAATATAGTAGCTGTGTCCCCTACCATTTGATTATCAAAGAAAATTTGTTGTTGGGGAAATGTAGTGTATTTACTACGTGTACCTAACAATTCAGAAGTATAAGGACAATCTAAACATTGGTGTTTACTAACCTCATAACCTACAATATTAAGTGGAGGATGGAGTTCAGTCATATTTTCAATAGTATAGGTTAAATTTCCAACAGGAATAGGATTTAAATAATCCCCACTAGTAAAAAAACCAAGAACACTATACAAGGGTACTGTAAAAGTAAGACCATCTATCCAAAGCCAATAATTGGAATCAAATATAGTTTCAACTAAAGGAGTACCATTAATAATATAATCTGGATGTATTTCATCTAATTCACCTTTAATAGTAAAATATTGATATCCCCAATGTTGAATATGCCAATATCCATTCCCATCTTGATACACCCCAGGAGAAACTACGGGGTCAATATAAAAGAAGGTATCACAATTTCCATCTAAACATGGATATGGAGATAAAGTAATCTCCTCCTTACTACATGCAAGGAGGGAAATTACTAAACTTATGTAAATTAACTTTTTCATTATGCTGCAAATTCTAAAGCTTTACTAAACATTTTTTTATTTACAATCTGATCTTGCTTAAAGTTTTTAATAACTCGAGCTTGACGTTTTTTTCCTGTTTTTGTAATATATTCGAAATTACCTTCAATAATATTTTCCTGAACACGATTAAATACTTCCCAAAGCATATTACCTTCATCTTTTGAACGTTGAGCTTCTAAAACTTCTTCAATTGCTTGATCATCAAAGGTATTTTCCGTACCTTCTACTCTAATATCTAGAAACGATTTAGCAAGATCAAACATTTGTTCTTCTTGTAATTCAACTTCTTTCATCTTATTCATTGCTTCAACAGTTAAAGGTAATTTTTCAACCATTTCTTTAATAGTATCTTGTAAAGTTGAAAAATCATAACCCATATGACGGATCTTAATATCCTCAAATGTATCTGTAGCTATAACTAAACCATTTTCACAAATCATTCTAAACAATCCAGCTGTAAATTGGAATGAATTTTTTCCATCATGTGAATTTGTAAGTAATACTTGTGGGTAAACAGTATCACCATCTTCACCATTAATAACAACATCATTATTTCTAAAAACAACTAAATGTTTTTGGAAACCATTTGTTGATTCTTTTCTAGATTTAACTTCTTTTGCATCAACAACTCCCCAACCTAATAATTCCATATCTTTGATCACTTGATCAGTTGGAATGTGGGTGTACTTATCACTTGTATTTTCTGAACCAACTTGGGTAAAAATACTTGGAGCGATTTCTTTTAACTCTTCTAAACTTTTAAACTCTGAATTTGTGTAATTTAACATAACTTTGATTTATTTAATTATTAATATACTTGAATATACGAAAGATAGCCCGGGAAGCCAAGCTTCCCGTGCATTACTTTTAAAGCTTTTCTAATAAACTTGGTGAAACTCTAACTTGACCTCCAATACGACCTTTAGGAAGATTAATTTCTGTAACCCTAATGTTTTTAGTCATAATTTTTTCAATTTTAAATTGCTTACCAATAGCACTTTTATGATTAATTTTAACAACATCTCCCACTTGGAAAGCTTCTTTAGTTAATTTAGGAGTAACTTTACCTTTACGAGCGGTAACTTTAAATCTTAATTCACTATCTGAATAACGGATAGCACCTGTGCTAATATTAACACCATACTTTTTTTGCAATTCTGTAACTGCATTTTCAAAATCAACTCTGAAATTTTTAACTTCTTGAACTGTCATAACCTTTATTGTTTTTAGTGCTGTAACTTCATTATCACAACATGGTGAATATACGAATGATATCCTGGGTAGCCAAACCTCCTATGCATTACTTTTAAGAAATCACAAGAGAAATCCCACCTGTAGCTCTTAACATAGAAGAACCAGCATCTACAGTTCCGGTGGGTGTAAAAGTATATCTCCCTTGTCCTTTTGGAACTACAACTGATGAAATATAAGATGAAGTAATTAAAGTATTATTATCAATCCCATTAAAATCAGAATAAGTCCCTAAAGCATTAGTAGGTTGCCCCGCATATGATCCACTTAAATTTCTAACTGTTTCTACAGTAAAATAAGATGATCCCGTACTATTTAGATTAGTAATTACAAAACCATAAGATGTACCTGCTGTTAATTCTTCAATAGGTGTTCCTTTTCCATTTAATTGTTTTGCAGTATATGATGCCATATGATTATTTTTTATTATAAATATGTAAGGGGCGAAAAACGACTCTTTCTCTTATCCATAAATACGTATATACAATATATATAAAAAAATACTAAAAATAGCGTGTATACTTAAATTGGGGTTTGTATATTAACCACATGAATAAAAACTTTATTGAAATAACAAGGGATAATCTCTCTAATTTTTTATCCGCACCTAAAATACTAGTAGTATTTGGGTCTATGGGTTGTGGAGCTTGTAAAAGAATAAAACCTAAATTAAAAAATGTGAGTGATTTAATTCCAATAGCATATGTAGATGTAAAATCTTCTCCTAGATCAGTATTATTATATCCAAATACTATAGAAGAAGTACCTACAATTGCATATTTTGAAAGAGGGTATTATAAAGCAAGAATTAATTTAGAAACACTATGGTTTGACATAGAAAAAATTGTAAAAAACGAATATTTGTAAATTATGGAATTATTATATTTTATTAGTGGAGTACTATCGGTAGGGATACTATATGGGGTTAAGTTATTACGTTCGGTAAAATCTTCACATACGGAATTGCTGGCGCGACATCAATCACAATTGAATATCTCCTCTATTAGAAATGCGGATGTGGATGATGCAATAGATGATCTGAAAGTATTAGTTAAAGATATTCAGGCGAATATGGAGAAAGATCAGTATGAGAGTCTGAGTAGTATCAATAAGCGTATAAAAGAATTAGATACGGTAGCATATGGGAATGTGAGTAAAATTGAACAGTCGAATAAAGTGTTTAATAAAAATGTTACGGATGCATTTAATGAAATAATGCAATTAAAAAACACCATAAAATTTATGGCACAAGATCCAAACATGACAAGTAATTATTAAATGGAAAAACTAATAATTGATAAGGATTTAACCGAACCTACATTAAATTGGATTTTAAATAAAAAAAACAGGGATAGTTATTTAAATCCAATAGGTGAAAATGGTAGGACTCATAATTTTTCTAAGAATGAAGAAGAATTTATTAATGGTTTAGGGTTAAATTATACTAGTATAGAGATTATAGGACAAATTATCTTGTCCCATTATGGGTTAGATTTAGAAACCGAACTAAATCCATACTATAATTATAATATTTCGTGGTATTCTAGTGGGTTTGAAGAAGAACCAATTAGAAGTGACAATTTAAAAGGAAAAATTGCTGTCCGTTTTAATGTAATGTTACAAAAACCCATAAGTGAAAAAGAAATTGACGTAAATGAAGTATGGGTAGAAGTTAGAGGTATATCTCGTTATGGGATTAAAAAAATAAAGGGTAGAAAAAATATGGTTATGGTGTCTATGGAATACCATGTTGATGAAAATGTAGCGAAAGAAAAGGGTTGGTTACATCCTGATTGTAAAGCCATTGAATCTAGTCCTGTCTGGAATAAAGATAATCATTACAATGAGGATAAATATTACCCATATATTGGTTTAGAGGCTAAAATAGATAACTCTGTAATAACTAAAGAGATTGAGGAAGAAGAACAGAAAAAGATTTTAGCATTAGCAGTTGAATTATATGATGATAATACTGATGAGGTAAGAAAAAATCATATTAAAAAAATTCTGGGATATGCTTAACAAATATCATAGATATCTTAATTTACCTTTTGAAATACGAAAACCCCAAATTTGTAATGTTAAACCTAAGGATTTAAAACATTATGATATACCTTATCATAAAGATGAGAACATAGAAAAACTAGCTAACCAACTAGGTTTGATTATAGTTAATACTGAATTATTTTATACTCCTGGGGGTAAAAAACTACCTATACACATTGATGATTGGAAACAAGATGATCATGTTAAAATTAATGTTTCATGGGGTCCTCCTGAAGGAACAACAAGATGGTGGAATGCCCCCAATTTCACTGAAAAAGAAGAATATAACAGTAACTATAATAGCATAGATGAGTATGATAATGTCAAGTCAGAAAACTTTTCTGATAGACATCATAGGAGTATAGTATTGAAAGAAGAAGAATGTGAGCTGGTATATGAAGCAAATACCGATCAACCAAGTTTAGTTAACGTGGGTACATTCCATTCTTCATATAATCCAACCGAAGAAGGAAGGTGGACGCTATGTTTTATATTAGGTTATAATAAGGATGATTGGGATAACTTAGTTCCATGGGATAAAGCACTAGATTTATTTAAAGAATTCATCGACGGCGAAAATTTTTAAGAAAAAAAAATTTCGGATCTTTGACATTTTGTATTTTTTGGCCTAAATAGGCTTTGCGATATAAGTATATACAATTCGATGGTGTAAGATCGTACGAGCTTTATGTGTTGGTCTACACCCTTTTCTTCACATATACACGCTATATGGATACCAACGCGTATGGGATTATGTACATATATATGCGGCGGTACGCCGGCATAACTTATGTATTAAGTATGTATTAAGTACGGCGTATAGAAGTACCACCGCGGTAAGGAGTACCACGGTAGTAAGTAATGTGTTTGTATTAATTAATTTATACCCAACCTATAGCGCAACCATAGAATTGGCTTAGCGTCATTGTATTTAATCCAGGTGTTGGGTGGTAAAGTTTATCGGTGCGAGGATCACC